CTCATGCTCCAAGATATAATCTGCAATCAAGTCTGTCTGTGTCTGTGGAGATAGACTTATAAACCATCCTGGAGACTGGCCCCAGAATCGGCATAATCGAAGAGCTAATCTGTCGAGATGTCCTGCTCGGGAGTAGAGAAAAAATTTGCTCTTTCGTCGACCTCTTGCTCTGTCGGGATCTTCGTACTCATGAAGGAGAGGCATTTGATCCCTTCTTCATAGATTACGGATGCCGTCACTCCTTGTCCGAGTAGACGATCAAGGCACATATGACCAAAGTCAGAAGCACGATGCTTAACCGGGCGATATTTGGGTAGTCGAGAAGTGTGATCAATACAGACTCCGATTGATCCGGCACAAAGTCGAGCGAGCATTGCATTGTCTGACTCAGCAGACCATAACGATACAAACTCAAAACAAGTTGCCAAACTCGGAGAAGAGAGATCAATCTCTCCCCCGAGTTTTTTGATGTTGATTTTCATTGTAGTCTCCGTTTTTATTTAGCTGTATGTCACGCCTTGATAGCATGTGAAATTCAGTGTGAAGCTAGATGGATCTCCCTCTGTAAAAGAAACCGTGACTACGCAGGCTGCAAGAGTTGCTGTGTGTGTTGTATCGTCTCCGAGAGATTGTGCGTCTACTTGATACTCTATATCGACACAATAAAACTCTACAAACGGAGTTCCTGCTGTACCTGTAGAGACGTTTGCTGCATATGCTCCTGTCTTGTTTACAAAGTCAAGGATTGATCCGAGCTCTGATCCATCGGTAAACTGACGAAAGAATGCAGAGAATGATCCACTGGCCGCAGGCTCATCGTCTCCCTTGCGTACTGTGCTGATTGTTCCTCTGTCGCGGATAACAGTCTGCGCAGCCTTGGGAGTGTCAAAAGTGAGATTCCCTTCTTCGTATGCTATTGGAAGAGTCACTGGTGTTCCTGTTGCGTCTTTGAGTGTGATGACACCATCTCGACGTGTCTTTGGTAAGGTAGAGTAAGCCATTGTATGCTCCTGTTATGTTAGTTCGATTGTGTGTAAAGCTTGCAGCTCTATTTCTGAAATTAAGTATTCTTGTGAGTCTGGAGTCCGACGAGAAGCCCGGAGAAACCTGACTTCGATCCCTGTTGCAAAGTTACGCTGCATAACTGCTTGGATCACTTTTTCCTCTTTGTCTAGTGCATTTCCATAGTCTAGCACAAGATCATGAGGACGGAGACGATATGCCAACTTGACTTTGACAGTTGTATCGACATATAAGCCGACTGCAATTCTTTGTCTCTCGTTTGCTTGCTGACTGCTTGATACTTCGACCGAGAAACCAAGATGAGCGAGAGTATTCTGTGTTCTTCCGAATAGCTCCGGCAGCTGCCTAACCTCTCGGAATCCTGTTAAGTCTCCGATCTTGATAGCGAGTGCTCTTTGTACTTCTTTGACGGATACAGACATCAGTATCTTCTCCGTCTGTAGTATTCACCCGGACGATTCAAGAAGATTGTCGGCTGTCCTCTTGTGCGCTTATTGGGATCGTCTGCCTCTCCATCATGGTTTTCATCATAAATGAAGTTTATAGAGTCAAAATCGTCTCTGTATAGCTTGTAATGCTCATTTGCAAGATCCAAGTACCGACCGTTAGATTGACCGAGAGAAGAATGAAAGTCTCGGAAGATGAGATACAAAGACAGATGACGATGAGACTCAAAAAAGGACTCTGCGCTCATCATCAAGTATTCATATCCCATTCCTCTATTTCTTATTCGTCGCAAGATTTGATACCAAGCATCATCGATATATTGTTGATAGCTTGTCAGTGTAGACGGACGTATGTTTTCTAGATCGGAATATGTAGCCGTCAGATCGATATCAGATACGACAGGATAGAGTCTGCGTCTGACCAGTGCAGCCATACGACGAAAGAGAAAGACTTCTCCTGCAATCGTGACTGTCCACTCCTGAACATATCCCTCTCCAAGATTCTCAGAGTCTGCAAGCTGCTCTGCTGTATGTGCATAAGACACAGTCCCACTCACAGCAATAGAAGCAGTTTTTCCAGATAGAAGATCGGATCCTGTCGGCTTGATTAGAGTATATGTTGCTGCAGTTGGTACGAGCTGCAAACCATCTCGATAGAGTCGAAGCTCAGAAGTCTGTGCTTTCCCTCTTTCCAGAAGTTCGATTGCTCGTATTTGTGCTGCATATGGAGTAGACGATGACATCGATTATTATCCTTTTATTACATCCCACCAGGCAGAAACATTTGATACACAGAGCACGCCTTGACCTGCTGCAAGAGTTGCAATTGTGTTTCCGTCTATGTCTTTGACTACGATGTTATGAGTTGAGGATGCTCTATTCTTGACCCAAAAAGAAGCTCCGTCTTTGTACGCAGGAAGAATACAATCAAGAGATCCTGTATTGTTTCGTAGGAGTTGATATTGTGCGTCTTTATATGTCAAAGCCTTGTTGACTGTGATTGTCTCTGGATTGACTGATCCAGGCTGCACGATGTGACGAGGAATTTTGAATTCTGCTTTGTCTGAAAATGACATGATTAGCTCCTGTTCTTGTTTTCTGCTCGGGTCAAGTGTTTGACTACTATTCTTCGAGCGTCTGTATGTGAGATGTTAGATTGTTGTGCTACCTTTTTAGCCATGCGATCAATTGCTGATCTCTTGTTGCTATCGGACATTGTATGCTCCTGCTCCAAGATCTTCGACTCGCTTGATTGCTTTCTTTGTCAATCGAAGCTCTTCTTGCTTTGACTTGAGTCTGTTGGATACTTCCGGAATATGTTGATCTCTTTCTAGCCTGCTCATTGCTCGATTCATTCCGATGAGTCTCAGAGCTGCAATCTGCGGATGAGGAGCATCAATGACTCCGTCTCTCATGAGAGAAAGTCTCCATTGATTAAAAGAATCTTGATCGAAGTGTTCGATCACTCTTCGTCCTACCTTCTCAATACGTATCCATTTTGATGTATGATAGTTGCCTTTGTGCGCAGGATATACTCGCATGTAATCATGCTTGACTGGATCAAGAAGAGTCCATCCTTGATCTTGGAGATTCGTTCTCATAATAGAAGAATCAATCCGTCCTCCGATTGCTCTTGTTCCGTTGACTCCTGGAGTCTCCGGTATACTGGACAAGACAGGAAGAAGCAAAGGGATCTTCTCTTTCTTCTTCTTTCCTTCTGTATTTGTCGTGTATGTATCGAACACTATGATCTCCCAATTCTCGGGATTGTGTGCAAACAGAAATCGACTGTTTGCCTTTTTTGGGATACGCGTCTGTGTCTGCGTCTTTTGCTCCCAAGGTTGCGAAAAATTTGTGTAGTCCATTGTAGTCTCCAATAAAGAAAAGAGTTGGGAGACTTGCAGAGCTTGGAGACTACAGAATTAAAACTCTGAAGCCCCCCAACAAAACAAGTCTATCGTTTTGACAGCAGCTTGACGCCTTTGTCAGCATTGATCAGGCCAAGCCCTAAATACGCATGCCCGACTATAAACGTTGAGGCACTCATTGGGCGTCTATCGAATTCACAAACGACCTTGCCCATAGACATGAGATCGGCAGAACCTCGAACACCTGCAGGAATACCATCGACATATCCGATACAACCAGGAGCGATCATATAGTTGTCGAATCCGGCGGATCCGTTCTCTTTTACGTGCTTGCTACGATATACGTCTACACCAAAAAGATTACCTGCAAAGTTTTCGCCTTTGGCTTGCAACATGTCCATAGAGGACTGCATTCGGCTAATTGCGTTTCCGGTCTCATTACGAAGAGAGTCTTGAAGCTCGGTTAGTGCCTTTGCATCTAAAACGGCCGCGTATGGTCCAGGAGCACCAGCACCAGAAGAAGCCTGCTCAAGAGCAAAGATCGCATCAAAGAAATCATCGACTGACAATGTAGTAGTGTTTGAGCCTTTGGTAGTAGTCAAAGAAGCAGCAGCTTCTCCGGTTAGCTCTGCAAAACGTGTCTCGTAACTTCCTGCAATGCTTTGAGCAAGACGAAAAGGATCGATGTCAGAACCACCGAATCCAGTCATTGAAGCAAGATCGTCTATCTCATAGATGATGTACTGACGAGCAGCTACAAGATCTGCAGACTGAATTGTCAATGCTGTTGTGTCTGCGGAGTGATCATGATTTTCTGATGTCGCAGCAGCCATGCTGTCGAATCCATCAAGTCCTGCAAGACGTACGCGTACAGTATCGGATCCACTTCCGTTAATGCTGCCTTGATAGCTGAGAAGAGGAGTATTTCGTAGGTTTGAAGTATCTTTCAAAAGAAGGTTAATCTCTTGGGAGATCATTGCTGCAAGTCGTAAATTTCCAACAAGTCCACCAG